GCTGTGCGCAGGTGCTGAACGTGCCCGGTTACTGCGCCAATCACCAGCCCCAAGTGCACCGTGAGTACGGGCGTGCGCGGCGTGGGTTCGACACCGAGTTGGGCTTCTATCAGTCGACCAGGTGGCGTAACACGCGTGCAGCGGTGCTACGGGATACCCCGCTTTGCTGCAGGTGCCAGGCCAAGGGCGTGCTCCAGCCCGCCAACGTGGTCGATCACATCGTTCCGGTCAAGCAAGGCGGTGAGCGCTTTGATCGCTCAAACCTGCAAAGCCTGTGCGTGCCCTGTCACAACGCCAAGACCGCCTCAGAGACGGCATCCCTGCGCAACCAGGCCCCGTCCTGAGTGGGTAGGGGGTCTGAATCTCTACAGACTGGCGCCCAAGATGCGTGGGCTTGCGCAATTTTTTGCGCGTGCAAATTGAAATTCTTTTTTTTAGTCCACATGGCCGGTCGTAAACCCCTTCCCGTTGCAGTCAAGAAGATCAAGGGGACGCTGCAAAAGTGCCGCACCAACCCCAACGAGCCCCGCCCAATGGGAAAGCTGGGCGATCCGCCGGAATACATGTCCGACATCGCCAAGGAGGCGTGGACCTACGCGGTAGAGAACGCTCCGCCGGGGCTGCTGTCTTCGCTGGATGCGGCCGTGCTCGAGCGCTGGGCTAATTGCGCCGGGCTGTACCGGGAGGCGCTGGCCAAGATCAATCGTTCTGGGGTGGCGGGGATGATCATCAAGACCCCCAGCGGCATCTTGCGCCGCTCCCCCCTGATGGACGTCATCCGGGATCTGGCCCAGGAGATGAAGGGCTATGAAGCTGAGATGGGGTTCACGCCCGCATCCCGCTCAAGGGTCCATGTTGCACAAGAGCCTGGGACAAATGATGACCCCTGGGCCGATATTGCGGGATAAGTTCAATGGCTCAAGGCAGTTATGCGGACATTGCCAAGATGTACGCAGAGAAAGTCGTGGCCGGAGAGATCCTGGCGTGCAAGTGGGTGAAGGCCGCCTGCCAAAGGCAACTCAGTGATCTGAAAAAGTACAAGGGCAAGGCCAGCCCCTACCGCTTCAATCCCAAGCTCACCAGCAAGAGCGGCAAGACCTACTACCCGGCGGACAACCTGTGCGCATTCATTGAGCGACTGCCGCACGTCAAGGGCCCGCTTGCCGGAGAGCCCATCACGCTGGAGCCGTGGCAGGTGTTCATCCTCTCGACGGTGTTCGGCTGGGTCAAGGCCGATGGCACGCGGCGCTTTCGCCGCTCCTACATCGAGGTGCCACGAGGCAATGCCAAGTCCACTCTGTCGTCTGCGGTGGGCCTGTACATGCTGGCAGCCGATGGTGAAGGTGGTGCTGAGGTCTATTCGCTGGCGACCACCCGTGACCAGGCCCGCATTGTGTTCGGGGACGCGCAGACCATGGCACGCCGCAGCCCGGGGTTTCGCAACCGGTTCTCGGTGAATGTCGGGGCGCACAACATGAACGTGATGGCCACGGGCTCCAAGTTTGAGGCGCTCTCGGCCGAGGGCTCCACGCTGGACGGTCTGAACATTCACTTTGGCTGCGTGGATGAACTCCACGCCCACAAGACTCGCACGGTCTATGACGTGGTAGAGACCGGAACCGGCAAACGGGACAACTCGCTCTTGTGGGTGATCACCACGGCAGGTAGTAACCGCGCAGGCATCTGCTACGAGGTTCGGTCTTTTGTGACCAAGCTGCTCGATGGCGTGTTCGAGGATGACACCCAGTTCGGGATCATCTATGGCCTGGACGATGGGGATGACTGGACAACCGAAGAGTCGCTCATCAAGGCCAACCCCAACTGGGGCATCTCGGTGAGGTCCGAGGTGCTCGGGCCGCTGCAGGCCAAGGCGATGCAGCTGCCCAGCGCCGTCAACAACTTCAAGACCAAGCACCTCAATGAATGGGTGAACGCCGACACAGCCTGGATGGACATGCGCTCCTGGGACGCCTGTACCGAGAACGGCATGTTCATTGATCAATTCGAAGGTCAGCCCTGCTGGATTGGCCTGGACCTGGCCAGCAAGACGGACATTGCCGCCCTGGTAGCGGTGTTTCGGCATCCGGAGATTTCGGACGCCTACGTGACCTTTGGCAAGTACTACCTGCCCGAGGACACGGTCATGTTCGCGCACAAAGTTCGCGCATAACGTAGGCAAGCAACATGGCTGATATCGGCTCCCTGGTGATTAAACTCGCAGCGGAAACGGCCGATTTCCGGGAGGATTTAGGCAAGAGTGCGCTGCTGTTGGAGCGTCACGCTGAATCCATGCGTGGCTCCCTGGAGAAGGTGGCCGAAGTCGCCAAGACCACCTTTGCCATCGCCATTGGCGTGGAATCGGTGGGGGCGCTCAAAGAGCTGGTCATGCACACGCTCGAAACTGTGGCCGCCCTGCAGGACCTGGCCGAGCAGACCGGAGCGAGCGCCACGGCGCTGTCCGGTTTTGCACCGGTGGCCACCATTTCAGGTGTGGCCATGGAGCAGATCGGGGTGGGTCTGACCAAGCTCTCCAAAGGGCTGGCAGGAGTCGATGATGAAACCAAGGGGGCCTCACAGGCCCTGCAGTTTCTGGGCATCAAGGCCAAGGATGCAGGGGGCAACCTGCGTGATCCGGCTGAGGTCATGAATGACATTGCCCTCAAGCTCTCGAACTTCGAGGACGGGGCGGGCAAGACGGCCATTGCGCTAGAACTCTTCGGCAAGTCCGGTGCAGGCTTGCTGCCCTTCCTCAAGGACCTGGCCGCGAACCAGGATCTGAACATTCGGCTGACCGAAGCAGAAATCGAGTCGGCCGAAAAAGCCTCCAAGGCCATGGGCCGGATGCGGGCCGAGCACAACTTCGTGGCCCAAACCATCGTGACGGCGGCGCTGCCAGCGCTGGAAGAACTTGTGGGTGAGCTCAAGGCCGTGATGCTGGGCACGCACAACACGGCAGAAGCCATGGTCAAGCTGCGTGATGACGGCACGCTCAAGACCTGGGCGCAGGACACGGCCTACGGCATTGCCATCGTGATTGATGCGCTGCGCGGTGTGATCCAGATGGCCAAGGCGGTCATGGGCAGCTTCGAGGCGGTCTGGGCCGACATCGAGTTGCTCGGCACCTTTTTGGCCGGTGGCAAGGGCTTGAACCCGTTCTCCGAGGAGAACCAGGCCACCCTCAAGACCGCATTGGAAAAACGCAATGCGATTGTCGAGAAGGCCAACCAGACCTATGTCGACCTGTGGAAGATGCCCTTGCTCGCTGATGCGGTCAAGGAACGGTTCGATGCCATCAACCGAGGTGAGACCGAGGCGGCAGGTGAGGCGGCCAAGCCCAAGCTGAACTACAACTCGGCCACGGGCGCACTTACTGCTGCGGCCATGGCCAAGATCGAGAGCGACATCAAGCAGCTGCAAGGGCTGACTGATGTAGAGACAGGACTCCTGAAGGACCGGCAAAAGATCATCGACCTGTACGAGGGGCAGGGTTACATCAGCTACAAGGAAGCCAGTGAAGCTCGCCTGAACGCTCAGCAGGAATTCACGGACCGTCTGGGCGAGTTGTACGCGCAAGAAGAGTCGATCTTGAAACGGGGCTTGGCCACTGTGGCCAAGACCACCCAGGACAAATTGAAGCTCCAGGACAAGCTCTCTGAGATCACATTGCGCCGGGAAAAGCTCGAGCGCGAGGCGCAGCAGTCGAACCTCGAGCGCGAGATCAAGCTGCCGGGCGAAACGCTCAAGGACCTGCAGGAGCAAGTGGCCAGAAGCCAGGGCCAGCTGCGCTCGACCGAGGAACAGATCAAGGTCCTGCGCGAGACGGGCTCGATCAGCGAGATCGATGCCTTGAGGCGCTTGTCAGATGCCCGCAAGTCCAGTGCTGATGAATTGGCCGACTTTGCGGCCAAGGCACGGGAACTGGTGGAAGCCACCCCGGGCAATGACAAGTTGGCCGAGTCGTTCAGGCGTATCGAAGAAGCCGCCCGCCAGGCGGCCGATGGCGCGAAGCTCCTGGGCCAACGAGCGCTGGAGTTGTCAGACCCAGGCGCGGGATTTGCCAAAGCACTCCGTACGCTCGGGGAGGAAACCGAGCAGGTGGGCAAGCAGATGGAGGCGGTGACCACCAAGGCCTTCAACGGCATGACCGATGCGCTCACCAATTTTGTGATGACGGGCAAGCTGGATTTCAAGTCGCTGGCCACCTCCATCATCTCGGACCTGATCCGCATCCAGATCCAGCGCGCGGTCACGCTGCCCATGGCCAAGGCGCTGGGCAGTCTGTTTGGATTTGCCGATGGCGGGGTCATGACCTCGTCGGGTCCCTTGCCGCTGCGCGCGTATGCCAGTGGCGGGGTGGCCACCACACCTCAGTTGGCGGTCTTTGGCGAGGGCTCCATGGCCGAAGCCTATGTGCCGCTGCCAGACGGCCGCTCGATCCCCGTGACCATGAACCAGTCCGCATCCGGAGGCGGGGACGTTTTCAACATCTCAGTCAATGTGGCCGAGGGCGGGGTGACCACCAATGCAGGTGAGGGCAAGGAGCTGGGCCGGGCGATTTCCAGTGCGGTGCGTCAGGAATTGCTCAACCAGAAGCGGGCCGGTGGCCTGCTTGACCCGCGTCGGCAGTGACGCATTGAAGGATTTGCATGGCGACATTTACATGGATCGCCTCGATCGGGGCATCCCTCACCGTCAAACCCAATGTCCGCAAGGTCTCCTTTGGGGATGGCTACGAGCAGCGCCTGGCCTACGGCATCAACACGCAGCCCGAGGTCTGGTCGCTCGAATTCCGGGGCAAGTCCACGGTAGAAGCTGCTGCGATCGACAACTTTCTGCGCGCACGGGGCGCGGTCCAGTCCTTTGACTGGACCACCCCAAGCGGCATTGCGGGCAAGTTCCTCTGTGAGGAGTGGAGCCGCAGCATCGAAGAACCCAATCTGGAAAACATCCACGCCACCTTCCGGCAGGTGTTTGATCTGTCATGACCAGCCAAGCAATCACCTCAGAAATACAGAAGCTGGCCCCAAGTGCGGTCATCGAGCTCTTTGTGCTGGACCTGTCTCTCTTCAATGAGGGGGTGGTGCGGTTTCACGCGGGAAC